TAACTGCCATGTTTTTTCCCTAATCTATGCTACATGTATTTATAAATAATAAGAACAGAACCTTTAACCAATTGGATTTAAAATGACCTCAAAGTACATCAAATTCGGACTTAGAGCCGATAAAAATTTAGTAGACTTGACTAATCCTCAACAAGCTCTTTCTAACTTACTGGATGACATCTCTTCTGCATTAGATGAGAACGGTATCAAATCCGGCTTTACTGTTGCAGATATCAGTGCCACGTCAGGTTTAAGAAATACTGGTCTTGCAGACTTTACGAATGAAGACGGTCAATCTACCGATCTTGCTGATCTTCTTGGCAGTCTAGTAGAGTTTACAAACTTAGCTGGCTCTATTCAAGTGGTTGAACCCGTAATCACACTTCAAGATAATATAAGCAATTTTAAATCTGTTTTAGGCAACCCTCCGTGGATTAATGGTGGTGATGGACTTGTATGTAACTTTATCGGCAGTGACCGAATAAAATCAAGCGTCACAGGAGCAATAACAGGTAACTCTGGTACTGCTACTACATTGGGAGGACTATCGTCTTCTCAACTGTTTACCACTGATATCACGTCAGGATCATTCACTCCTATTATTGGACCATTAGACTTCTGGAATAATGGTGTGTTCTCGTTTACAGCAAAGCTTCATCCGCAGATGCAAGATACGTATGGTCTTGTACAATGGACAGGATACCTTTCAAGTAACTATGATCAAGATTGGGGCTCTACTGGTTTATTTATCATAGAAGAGGACACGGTAGATGATGGTACGGAAAATAACTGGACACAAATTAAATCTGTTTATGCGACTAGTGCGACTCTAAGTTCTGTAACCTTTTCCGCTCCTAGTAATGATGTAGTTACCGCAGACTATAGCGCCTCATCTACGAATCTTAACTATCCTTGCGTTGCCATGAAATTTACAGTTGGCAGTACCACTTACGAAATCATAACAGTAGATCCAATAGATAAAACTTTCACCGTAGCGTCAAGTACCTCTATTCAAAACGGAAATATTTCACTCAGTTTCGAGTTAGGAGCTGATGAAGTACAGTCTCCTATATTATTTACATCTCAAAAAAGAGGTAGTAGAGTAAGAGTTAGATATACTCATTGGTATCCTGATCCAGGTAACGGCACTGCATACAGAGAAAAAACCTTTAGAGAACTAACTGAAAATAGTGAAAGAGCGCCTTTCTCAGATTACTATAAAACATTCGATCGGAACCAAGTTTTTGGTCCATATACGTACAAGTACTTCGAAGATAATAAAGCCAGTCCGCTTAACCAAGCCTCGACTGCAAAGCTATCCGTATTAGATACTATATCATTGCCCATAGTTCCTCCAGGACAATTAAGCGATAAGATTGTGGGCATAACTGGATCCAACACCAGTGTTACTCCAACGACTATTACCGTACGTGATAACTTCGGTAAAATATCAGCACCTAATTTTTCAGGAGTTGTTTCAGGTGATTGGATGGTCTTTAAGAAGGCTAACAACAGCATGTATGCATTTCAGATAGAATCTATTAGCGGTGAAGACGAAGATGGAAACACTTACGCATATGTTAAAGACACTCTTAATGCTGATGCGACATTCTCTATAGGAGATACTCAGGCTGTAATATTCATTAAGAACATAGGATTAGTTGGTATATTCAGAGGTGGATATTCTAGCAATACGGTGCAGAACTTGTATCGAATGAGTCCAGTATCTTTGAATCCCGATCCAAGCAGTGTTGTATTTCCAGATCAAATCATGATGTCTATATCGTCTACTGGTGGAACTGGACTTCAACCAAAAAGAGTTTTCGATGCAAGCGGTGCCTCACCTAGAGCAATCACTATATCCGATTACTTAGGGAATGGAGGCACTATAAACAATAGTCAATATAGAATAGTCGCTGTGTATGCATCTAGAGGACTAGATGATAAGTCTTCATACTTACAATGCGATGGAGTTTACGGAAGAGAAGTAGCAGTCCCTGTATCAGGAAGTAATGCCAGTGGACAGAATCGAGTAACGTTAACTACGGTAACTGGAATATCAACAGGCGATTTCGTTCAATATAGCGGTATCATTTCTGGCACTAATTCAACTACAGTTTCTAGCATAGACTCAAGTACTAATACAATAACTTTAACTGGTCCATCGAGTGGTAATCTTTTAGCAGAACTACCAGCGGCACGTACTGTAGTTTTTGTAAAATCGACAAATGATCCATTGACTTCGAATAAAGAGTTCTGCGTGATCCCGCTGAATACTGCTCCGCCGTTTGCTGGTACTGAATTAGGTCTAGCGACACCGTCTGCCAATAGTAATTTAGAAGTAGAAGGTCTAGTATTTGGTAAGCTTCAAGTAGTGACGCCTAGTGCAAATGTAAATGCAATAGGCACTCTTCCGAATAATTCGGGTAAATATCTTAAGATAACTCACGGCGGTACAACCTATAAGGCATTAGCCTTTAAAACAGGTGATTCTTAACTATTCTTTAATAGTAAAAAGAATGTTGTGCCGTTAACGACTACTGGAAGCTTATGTGTGTAACTAGCGAGTGTGTTGTTCTCGGAATCTATGAGTAATGGACTTCCACTAGAAATAAAGTTTGGAACATTTGAAGATGTGGGCTCAAAAGTTAAAACGTTTGGCTGAGATACTGCTTGAGTTGTAACTAGTTTACCTGCTACTGAATTATCCCAAGGATTACTCGCATCACTAAATGCTCTAACTGCTGTAGCTGTTGGATCATTAGCATCTATGATGAATAGTCCTGGTGAGTTAGAATCTGGAACACTACTTACTGTAGCATCACTATCAACGATCATCACTTGACCTCTGAAAGTAACTTTTTGATCAAAGATAGAATCCTCAAATGTTAAGGGAATTCTTCCTCTTTTATAGTAATATATTCCTAGTTGACCGCTAATGTAGTCTACTTGTTCAGACGCATTAAACGCATTGAAAAGATCAGAAGCACCGTCATCCGCTCCCACTCCTGTAGATGATGATGAACTAGCTTCAAGTCGTTTACTGCTTAGATTCGATAGGTTCTGAAAAGAAACGCCGTCGTTCCGTCTAAGTGTGCCCGCTGGAGTCACTGATCCAAATCCATCCTTTACTCGAAACTTATCGATACCATTCGAGTCAAAAACTTCGTATTCAAATACACTCTCTCCAGAAAACCCAGCACCGTCCATAGATATCTTAGTTCCGTCAGAGAACGCTACTTTGCCTTCTCCTGAGACTGTAACAGTATCACCTGAAACGCTATAGTCAGCGGGTACCAGTTTAGATAAGAATTTAAAGTTTCCGTCAAAGAGCATTAGGTCGTTCTTAATGCCTGCACCGCCTAAGTTATTTAAAGAGGCAGTATCAAGCGCACCCGTGCTACTTTCTATTAAATTTAAGTCTCTTACAAATCCTTGAGCCATATCTTTTCCTTAAGTTGCATCTAGCAGAATTGTCCAGTACTGTTCCAGAAAAGCGAGCTTTGAAGCTGGACTCTGTTCGCCTTCATTCTGAGATACTATATCTGATCTATTTAATCCATTGTTACCTAGTAAGTTTACACTAACTCCACTTCTAGGATTCAATCCGTAGTTATCAAACAGGTCATCGATCAAGGGAATACCTGCTGATGAAGGAAGACTGTTGTTGCTTAAATCTATAATGCTTAGACTTGTGTTATATTTCAATGCCTCTGAAGTATATCCAGTTATCGAATTACTATTAAGATATAGTCTCTGAAGTCTTACAGCACCAGCAAACGTTGGCAAATTACCAGAAAAGTTATTAGACTGAGCATACAAATAGTATAGATAAGGAGTCTGTAGTGCTGGTATAGTGCCACTTAAGTTATTGTTATTAATGAATACGTAACTTAGTGCATTTGTTGACCAAGTAGGGATAGTGCCACTCAGTTGAGATGAATTCAATCTCAGATAGTAAAGCCTTTGATTATTTACTAGATTAGGTAAAGTGCCATTAATAGCAGTATTATATATGTATATTCCTCGTAAATTTGGATTACGAGAAAAGTCTGGTAATGGTCCACCTACGTTTCCAGCTTGATAGCAGTATATCCAATTTAAGTTACCACAGTCCTTGAATACGTCTCCGTTAGATGAGTTGTTGTTGATAGAATCTGTAGTTCCCCAAAAGTCTCTATCGGCAGCCGCAACTCCACTGCCTACGTTTCCTCCAGAAACTCTAAAATGGACTAGCGCACTTGCTTGACTGAAGCTATCATCTCTTAGTTCTCCAGTAACTCCAGTGTATCTAACATCTAGAGTGCTTAGTGATGTAAGACCTTGATCTTTTACAACTGTTCCTATATCACCTGTGATTCCTCCAGATGCATAGCAGTATATTTGAGTGAGTGCTGAACATCCAGTAAATTTATTTTGCAAACTTTTATCTGAGCCTGGACTAGAATATGCTTGAATATAATTGCCAAGGTTATTTTTACCCGACATATTAACTACGTTGTGACTATTACCGTAAGAAATAAATGATGTTATGACTGGACTTGCTATGGTTATATTACCACCGCCCTCTTTTGCATTCACGCCACACCAAGGAAAGTATAGATAGTTCAATCTAGGGCTTGAGCAAACTCCATTAGCAAGTTGAGAATAAGGTTGATGATATATAGAATAATTGACAATACCTAGAGTTGCGTTATGATACGTTTTTGGAGTAACTGTTCCTCCAGTCATACGTCTTTGAGCATTTCTAGCGTAGTATGTACTCATATTCAAATTAGTTAATTGTGTGTAGTCAGTTAAATCAATGGTGGTAGAATCACTGAATACTCCGTTCATCGTCAAATGGGTCAGCGTGAGAGGAAGCGTGTTCAATTGCGTATTGGCAGGAATACTTACGCCAGCAGAGTCTTTTGCCCTTGAAAGGTTATTACCTGTAAGCACGATCTGCTCTAGCGTAACCGCAAGACTATCTCCGTTTCTACTTGAGTCTCCAAACTTAGGTAGTTCGTAAAAGTCATTTTGAGATATATCGAGTTTACGTAAGTTATCTAGACCTACGTTCGTCCAAGTAGTTAAGTTTATGCTAGCCATGCCCAGTTCGTTAATGTTCGCTGGGTTATAGAAGAACTCAACTGTGCGAGCCTTACTAGAACTATCTCTGAATGAATATTGTGCAGGAGATCCAACACTACCAGCTCCAATAGATCCAGTTGCATCTCCAGTATTATATGATTGTCCTCCAGCCTTATTTGTGACTCTCCAAACAGGAGGAACAATGCCGGCACTATCACTTATAGAAGTCACGGCATGTCTGAAATTTGCATTTCTAAAGAATGCGTCAAACTTTAAAGGAATTCCTTTCATCGCATAAAACTCTTCAACAGACCCGTTGACTTTCAATCCAATTTTATGAGTAGGAACCTCTGCTCTAAATGCTTTGGCGATTGGAGCGGTACTTGTGCCTAAACTGTCGAGAGTTATACTATCACCAGTGACTTTAACTTCACCGCCATACAAAATAGAAGTGCCTATTGTCGACCAAGATGATACACGTGACGTGGATATATCAGCAGTCTTCATTGTGTTATTGGAGTAGTCTAGATATTTGTATTTGATGGCAGCGGCATTAATCTGATTATCTATTTCAAGATTAAAATCTAAAGGTTGTCCAATGTCAGTAAGACTCGTTAGTATTGATCCTACTGTTGTTGACGATCTAGCTAAAGCGGCCAACTCCTTTTTCTGATCTACTACGAGACCTGCAAGAGTGTGCAGTTCATCGGGCTGAACTTGTACGCCCGTAGCTAAACCAGAGATCAGTGCCAAGTCTCTTTGGTCGAGTCCTAAGTTCCGAAGAGCCGTAGAAGCAGAATCGACATCGTTTAGTGCTAGTTGTACGTTTAGACCTCTAAATGGCATTACTGTTCCTTCACTGTGATAGTTAGTTCTACATTGCCGACAGATGTTCCATCTACGGCTGATGCAGTGAGATATACTGCACTATTATTTAGTAGTCCTCTAGCTAATCCTTTTCTATCTCTGCCGAAGATGTTAGACAAGTCAAACTTCTCTGGCACCCCGCCCTTTACGAACAGCGAATATATTTTAGTTCCAGGTCTTAATGGATTCAAACACTGATCATCAAATCTAATACTAGAAAGTCTATCGCCTGCTTGAAACGCAGAAGGAGAGAGTACGTTACTCGAAGATCCTGATCCGACTACTGTTAAGTTGGGAGCATCTTTAATAAAGACTGGAGTATGCGTGAGTACTTGATCGGCAGTAAATTCTTCTACTATGATGTTGTTTACTTTTGCATTATCTTTTAAGCCAACTACTAGATACAAAGGCTGTGCATTGAACTTTACTGCTTTAGATTTAGTGAAGCTATCGCCATTCAATGCAGGGTCAAGTTGCCAATCGTGAGTAAGTGTTATAGTTTTAGTTTGAATGCTCGTAATAGTTCTTGATCCTGGACCACTACCATCATCAGTTGGATCTGGATATACATAAGCAAAGGACTTACCGTCATCGCCTTGCTCTGGAAGAGTTGTATAATATACTCCTATGCCTTCACTAGCTACTCCAATTTCAGTACTTTCTGGGACGATGTTGCCAGAACTATCTACAGTAAATAAGCTTGTAGATGGTGCACCTCCCGCAAAAGTTATTTTCCATTTACCAGCAAAGTCTCCTGTGCCTTCGGCTACACTTTCTACCGAATAACTTACTACTCGCACTTCACCCTTTACGGCTGATATATATCCAGAGTCTGCTCCAAGTGGAGAAGGTATTCTGTTATCTACCATAAACATGTCAGAATATCCAGGATCCCACTCATATCTTTCAGCTTTAGTTGAGTAGTTTATAGGAGTACCTTCACATGCATACTCTTGATGAAGTTCTCCATATATGTCATAAGGCTCTGAGACGCCTGCATCATCAGTAAATTTTAGCTTGTTATTATCCGTCGAGTCGATAATAGGAAGCTTTGATGTGACAGATATTGCGAATTCTGCAAAGTGTCTACTATTATCTTTTGATGACGGATTCAAGAAATGTATTTTAAAATTATTGCCGTAGATAGGAACAGTTGACGCCGCTAACGCATGATAGTTAGAGAGTCTACCAGTAAATGTAGGACTATTGATTGTATCCTCAACTGTACCATCATATTTTTCATACTTTCTAATAGAATCTGTAATCAAGACTTGACTACTATTTCTTCTTCGGATACTAGACGATTCGTGGTCGACAGGATCATAGTCATAGTCAACATAAGCGTTATAAATTCCGTCTGCAATTATATGTGCATTATCGTCTTCTATGCCTAAACTGACCTTCTTAGCTGTTCCGGTACCTGTTGCGACTACTGCATTTTTAATAAACTTAGTACCGACGGATGCATTGGCAGATCCTATGTCTGTCCAGTTGGTGTTTCCTGGAGTCACTATTTCATATTTAGTGCCTTCAAGAAAGTTACTGGCGATTAATGTTGGTCCACTTAATATATCTACTTGTGATCCAGCACTGCCTATAAATCTAAAGTCTAGTGTCGTTGATAATGCATGTACTCCGTTGTGTAGAGATGGAGAAAAGTTGAAGTGTACTCCATCAGGAGATCCACTAATATCCTCAACATCAATTCTAGCATCAATATCACTAGATATTGACATCGTAGATGGATAGGCTTTCTTAAAGTTGGTAAGACCTTCACCATCTTGATTGAATATTTTTTGCTTAGGCAAGATTCCTAGAATGGGACTTCGTTGTGTAAAGTCTTTGCTGTCTACTGTGGTAGTTGCCAACTTAATAGTGCCTTCATCTCCTCCGTCTACATAATAACTACTACCATATTTGTATAGAGATACGGGCTTTTGCATTGTGGCATTATCTTCAGTGAAGATCATATATTTGAATTTGAAGTCTGGATTCTTAAGAATGGGTTTTCCTAATCCATTCTCAATAACTAATCTATGCATTAATACCCAACGTGCATCTCCAACCAAAGAAGGCACATACGCATAGAATTTGGCACCGATCGCTCCATACCAAGAGAATTCAATCTTGTACATAGTTACATCTTCGAATGATAGAATATATCCTGATTTACCGTTACCGAGAAGACTGTCTCCATTGAACTTGGTTCTAGGTATTACTGTTTCCCACATCGCCTCACGAATGCCTACGCCTTTTGGCTCAATAGCAGATGATGATTGATCACTTACTTCCAGTCCTTGTTTCAATAGAAGATCATCTGGCAACTTGATTACACTTCTACGAACAATGTTAAATCTAGAACCAACTAACTGAAACATATATTCGTCTGTATCGTTTGAGCATCCCCATTCGATAGTGTTTACGTTTGAAGATGGGTCAGTCTCTTGTCTAACACCGAACGTGAATCCACTTGCTCGACCAGGCTGATACCTGAAAGTCTTCTTACTTTCAAGAATAGCAAACTTTGTTGCTTGAGATGAACCGCCAGGCTGTGACTTAGATGATAAGAATCTTCTGATAGAATCATACTCTAACTTGAATTTTCGGGACTTCTCTTCGTTAAGAATTGTGGGAAAACTTGCATCTCCCACTACAATTCTATCGTACATATAAGTCCATCTTTCTATCTGATCGAAAGATTCTTGAAGGTCATCTCCATATTCTACATCGTGAAAATTGGCATCGTTGCTAAATGAAAGTCCATTAGTACTGAACGAACTGCTTGACGTAGTATCAAACTCTAATTCTCCTGAAGATATTACTTTGATAGTAGTATCTAAAAAATTAGCTTTGGCGAAAACTGGATTGACATCGATAAATATTGTATACAGATACTTGCCCATGGCTATGAAATTCATGTAGGCTTGCATATTAGCAGTAGGCGCTTCTCGCCTTTCTGCTATCGTACTTCCTGGAAAGTTATACTGACTAGGAAAGGTCGAGATAGATAGTGCTTGCTCTGAACTTTCTTCGGTAAACTTAGGATCAAATCTTCTGCCGAAAACTGGATTCTGTTTACGATACCATTCTCCTGGATAAGTAGAATTTGAAAACGTGTAATAGTTCCAGTTCTCCTCATCTAAACCGTAAGTCGAAACGTCTGCGAAAAGACTTAATTGCTCTTCTGCACGAGGCACACCAAGTATCGAACTACTGACTTCTGATTCTCCAGAAAATTGTTCAGCAATAGGAACTGATATTGGCTTATCAGAATTATAGTTATTAGAAAATATAGAAGTTGCAGAAGCAGACTTGGAAAAAGATCCAAGTACTGCTTCGTCTTCTGTTACAACTGGATTACCTGCGGCATCGAAAAGAAGGTTACCTTCAATGTCGATAAGCTGAGTAAACTGCTTCGTAACTGGAGCAGGTACTTTATCCAGTCCAAGTTTTATCTGCTTTGGCATGAGTTATTGTTCTTCCCACGTACAACCCAAACTTACTTGATCTGGTGGATCTCCTGCTGATGTGTCAGAGTCAACTGCAAAATAAAGACTATCTGCTTGGTCCGTAAGCGGGAATGATAGATATTCTTTATTGTAATCAAAGTAAGGACTTAGGTCGAGTTGTTCTGTTCCCGCTTGTAAGTATATAGTCGCTACGTTAGTACCGGTTCCTGGAATAGGAACTACAGTATCATTCGTAATTTTAATTGAACTCAATCCTTCCTTTTCTTGTGACACTTTGGTTATGCTTTCTTGGTTGATACTATCTCCATCTGCTTCAAATCTAAGATCGGGCAAGAACACACCAGCTTTTAGCTCAATGGTACCGTTGTAAGATTCTAGGAGTTCGAAGTAGTACTCATCGGAGACTTTATATAATCTACCAAACACTGTTATCGCATCAGAATCCACTAACGCTTCGAACCATCCAAAAAGACTTTCGTTATTGTCGAAGTATGTTCCAGCGCCACCACTCTCAGTTACTCCAACAGAACTCAATGGCTCGTTTGCGGCAGTGAGTGTGTAAGGAGCATCTAATGTGAATGTGCCAGCGTAGGCTGTGTCAGTTTGGAATATAGGAGTCTTCTTAAATCTCATACGAACTGGATTGTTGCCTAAGTTAGAAGCAGAGAGTTTTGTAGGATAAACCTGAACTCTATTACGCACAGCATTAGATTGTTGAGTGCTAAGAATAACTTGCTTAGTCTCAAGATTATAAGTAGCGTTTGCTCTATCTACGAGGAGTTTTACTCCAGTTGGAGTGCCGTTAGGAACACCACTTAGATATACTCTAGTGCTATCTGCCCAGATAACTTTAATGTTCTGATCAGTTTTGTTTGAGGTTTTTAGTCTAGCTCCCATAAAGAATGACGGATCCGGTGCGCTTGATGCGTACCAATCTGCGCCTGATGGATTACTCACAGCAATCCCAGCCGAAGTACCAGTCGTTAAGTTAGTATTATTAACGAGAAGCGAAGGTCGGCCTCCAGATACACTATAGCTACTACTGTCTTTGAACATCCACTGCTTACCGTAAGCATCTTGAGTGTCTTCATTATTATGACTGTATAGACGAACAGTACCTCTATCGCCACCATCGATGTAGTATGAAGCACCGTACTTAACAATAGAGTGTGATTGTGATCCATATCCTCTATCGATAAAGTTTTGATCTTCCCCATCACCTAGTGAATATTGATCTCCACCACCGTATGTCGTATACGTAATAGGAAGTGTCGCATTACCCAAAGAAGCATTCTTATATTGGTTAGAAGCACGTAGATGATGCACTCTTACCCATCTTGCTTCGCCATTATCGACTGGAACATATGCTAAGAACAATGCACCAACAGCTCCATACCATGAGAATTCAATCTTAAGCATAGTAACTTTAGTAAAGTCAAAGTTATATAAGCTAGTCATATTCTGAGCAATACCGCCTATCTTAAACTTTTGTCCTGGTCTTGCAGTACCAGTTTCGCCAGTCGCTACGTCACTGAACACTCTGTCTTTTGATGGAGGGTTAGTTACCTCTGTTCTGCCGTCTAACGTATCATGGCTGAATCTTGATCTAGGTACACGATAATCGTATACGCCCCAATACTCAGGCTTGACATTGTTTCTTACCCAAGTCACGTATCCTGGATCAAAGTTTACTTGGTCAATCTGATTGCACACTATAGTCAAACCGGCGGCGGTGGAAATATCTTCCGCAGTGTTGATATAGCCTACTCGTAAACTAGTAGACGAATCTGAAGCTATAAGATTGTCATCAATTGCGTACATGTAAGGGAATACCATTCCCCTTGGGAAAGTATCATTAGATCCGTCTACATTCAACGCTGGCGTAAATCCTGCTCGATAGGATACTGGATCATAACCCGTATATCCATTATTTCGGTCTGACACATAACCCGCTTGACCTGTTTTAGGGAAGATGAAAGGAACAACTGTTTCAACATAGAAGTTCGCAGGTACATCAGCAACAGCAAAAGTCTGAGCAACGCCAGCTTCATCTGTTAGCGTGAACTCATTACCCTTTGGTCCAACAACATTTTTGACTTTATAAACTGTATCAGCGGCAAGACCTGTACTACCGCTTACAGATGGCACAGCAGTCTTAACTTTGACATGTGCGTTGAATACTACATGTCCTTTAGTGAGTTTTAATTGGTTATCAGTATCAGATACAGTTTTAATTTGTTCGATATCTTTGAGCAACTGAGGATCATAAACTGCGGAATGTGTAAGTATAATACCATCTCGCATTGCTACCATGTTGCCAGCAAATCCTCTATCACCGCTATTATCCATCTGCTGAGTGTCTTCTTCGCTGAAGTTAGCAATAACTCTAGTCGATAAAGCACTTGCTTTGACATATTCCGTTGATGAAGATGTGTATCCCAAACCACTGATTGCGTTCGTAGTTGAACCTGAAGCACCAATGAGGTCTTCGAGAATAGTGCTTTTTAAGTGCGTGTGTCTATCTATCTCTGCTTGTACTGGGTTAGATCCACCGCCAGCGTTTTGTGAGTAGATTGACATTCCAAATCCAGGTGTGCCCGCTACACCGACAGTGGCTTCTCTTCCTCCCTTGAAGTACATAGACATGTTATACTTCGTTTCTGCGTCTCCACCACCTGAGATGTCATTTTTATATCCGCCGATGATGTAGCCAATATCTCTTTGACATTTGTATATCAACTCAGCTTCACTGTAAGGATAATCTGAAGGATATTGATATGATAATGTACCACCGCTAATATCTTTAACAGCTACGTGGTATGCCCAGTAATGAGACTTAGTATCAAAGATAGTATCAATCTTACCTTTGTTACCATAATCACTATCACTAATAGACTGTAATAATATACTCTGTCCAACAGTTCTATTAAAGGCAGCATTCGTTATGTTTGTAAGTGCAGTAAGTTTATTAATACCTGCAGTAGATAGTCCAGCGAATCCAATGAGTGCGGCCTTCAGTTCAGTGTGTGCTGGCTGTTCATATAATGGAATATTAGGTAAAAAAGCACCGCCATAGTTAGTGATATTGAGTTTAGTGTGTGCAGTACCGCCCCACTCCATATCTAATATGTAAAAGCCAACCCAATAGTCTAGATCCCGCTTACATTTTTCTTCCATGAGTGCCGCAGTGGCAGTGCCACCAAGTAATGTAGCTAGATCAGCGTAGTAAGATGCGTTATCGGCAACAACAGCAGCCATGGCAGTATTAATAATTGTAAATCTATTAGTAGAAATTAACTCACGATCTTTAACTAGAAGTGTGCTAGGAAGTGTACCTTCTTTTGCACCATTACCGATGATGCGATAGTCATCAAACTGAGTTCTTCCTATCGTCTGAGCAGGAGCTCCACCTTTAAGAGGGGCACCTACAATACCAGTTGGAGAAGAAGGACCTTTAGTTAATGACTGTGAACGTCTAACTACAGAGAAGTTATCTTCTTGCGAATTGTTTCTAGTTTCCCAGAAGTATCCGTCAAAGTTATCATATATACCAAACTTTCTAATAGATGGGTTCTGAGCAAAATCAGAATTACTTACAGTTGACTTAACACCAAACGTTGCGGCAGACACACGACCAGGCTGATATCTGAAGAAACGCTTCGATGTCAAAACTGCTGTTTTGTTTCTAGGTGCTTCTACGAGTGCGCCAGCTTCTGTGGGCAAATGTTGAATGCCGTGACCAGTAATGTGATACTGCGGAGAAGAGGACCATTCTGTCGGGTTAACATCATATGTGTTAACGTCTGCGAAGATGCCCAAAGCAACCTCAGCACGTGGAATACCCAAGAGAGAAAGTGCGACTTCCGATTGTACTTTATTTTGTTCCTCAACTGGTATTGCTGTTTGATCAGAAGCGATTACAACTGGAATCGATTTAGAAGCGGGCTGTACACCAGGAGAAACGGGTGTAGTACGTCCAACGTTGACTACACTTGCGTTATTATTTACATTTGTTATACTTGACATATTAGATTATCCTTCCTTGTGCCATCACAAAGCTATCGATTATATTTAACGTACCACCGACACCAGGTAATAGACCCTCTGAAACAGCGTTAGCTTGCACTTGACCGCCTCCAGCTCCTTTAAATTTAATTTTCACTGCGTAAGTCGCTCCGTTAATTGATATTTCAGTTATTGTGCCAAAAGTAATATTGCCAGGATTTTGCCATCCTGTATGATTAGAAAACTTAACTCTTTTTCCAATTGAAGCATACAATAAGTTTTCTACGCTAACAGTATATATAGGATCTGTACCATTAGTAGCATCTACAGCCCAAGGATCTGCTCCAACTGTAGGTACACCACATGAAACTTCATTTCTGAATGTAGATGACCAACCGATGCCTTCATGTAGAGGGTTAGCGGCCTTCAATCTACTATATGAGTGTTGACCGATTCCACTGAGATATCCATCTCTAGCTGTGCCATCTCCAACTGTTCCTACAGCGGCTGCGGTAAAATTAGATCCTACTGAGTACGTAACTCCAGAAGTTCCTGCGACAGTGTTCCAATGTGCTTGCGTAGTTTGAACGCCTAGAACACTAATAGTATAAGATTGTCCGATAACAAAGCTACCGATAGCAACTATGTTTCCTGCGTTCTTAATTGCATTAACTGTAGCAACTGGAATCACAAATGCGAATTGTCCAGCTTTTCTTTGTGCTACGGATTTAGCAACGTCAATCATTTGAATAGTATCTACTCCACCACTCGTTGCTGTTCCTGTTCCTGTTCCAGCGGCTGATGCTGTGAATGTATCACCAACTGAATATACTTTACCGGTTGTTCCAGCGGCTGTGTTCCATTGTGCTGGAGTAGTATTACCCAACGTTAAGATAGTGTATCTAGTTTCAGGACTCGTAACCTGGAAGTTTCCTGCAACTGTTGTTGTGCCATAAACTTCTTCAACTCCTTGCTCAGTCTTTTGAAGATAGAATGCACGATGAGTAATATCTTTTATAGATCCTGCTGAAGCGTCTAGGTCAAAATCAGCACCATCTTCTTGATATACATGTCCTGGTGAATCATAGTCATCGCCAGCTGCCCTAGCCTCCGAAAGGTCGATATTAATGAGATCGTATTCCGAATTTAAAATATCTGGAGTTGGTAAGAATTCTTGTGCAGGTCCCATAAGAACGTTAGGAGACGATACAAAGAATACTGAACCGTAAACAAACAATCCGCTACCGCAGTTATTAACTACGTTATTGGCAACAATGCCTTTATTGGTTACTGATACATCAACATAGTCTGTATAGTTCTGAAATCTATTGCCTGTGATCATAGTGTCTGTGCCAGAATCTGCAATCAAAGGACTGTATTCGTATCTATCAGTGGTAGCACTATCTACAATTTCACTTGTATTAATCTTTAACTCAACTGGACTAGTAGCATACACGCCACCGGCTGGTGCATTTGTAATTCTAACTCTATCTAGAAGAAGAGAGCTACAGTTGATACCAAAGTCTAAAAGATAGTTTCTATTAACAGTTGTAGAGTCTGGCCATAAGAACTGATTAGGCGCTACGCCGTCAATATCAACTCCAACTATTGAAAGAGAAGTCGCTCCCGTTAGAGTTTGAGCGACAATAAATTTACCGTTCAATGCGCTTGCTTCTCCACCTGTCCACGGAAGCTTTTTAATCTTAGTAATATACGATGTTCCAACTAGACCAAAGTTATTCGGAATAGATAAAAGAGATGAGTTGTATGTCTTAGCGTTAAGAACAATACTCTTCTTTCCTACTGCTGAGTTACTGGTAATAGCGTTCTGAATTATAGAAGTGTCATTGTGACACACTTGTGCCGTATGATCTCCGCCTACACTGGGATTAACGAACACCCAATCATCTACCGATAAGTCAAAGTCATTCGTATTCTGATTGATGGCTGTGATGGTCTTATCTACCCACCCACGTCTAGAAGAACTAGATGCAATTAGAGGAAAGTGAACGATGCTAGTGAATGTATTATCTGTAGAGTTTTTGCCTGACCATGAAGTGTAATCGAATGCTTGATAATCAATCCATGACCCCGCATCTACTTCTTTTCTACCAAGTACAGCAGTTAGTTTGTAATCACCACTTGTTCCTATTCTTCTGTATACTGCAACACCACGATCGGCAGGTACTGCCGTGAAGCTACATCTAATGAAGTGAGAAGTGTTAAACTGATCAGCCACATTAGCGGCGCCACCAGTTGAAGGTACGTAAATAGTTTTTGTAACTGCGGCACCTACGGGACTAATTTCTCCACTCTCTAAATCGAACTCTGCTATCTTATATGAGTATGTTGCCGCTATCGTTCCAGTTTTTTTATTGGAAGAATTCTCTGTGAAGCCTTGAACGGTCACTGCTAGTGTGGCAGATTGATCGATAGCTGAGAATAGAGTAGATGCTCCATAAAATCTTAAAACTTGTCCTACTTGAAATTGTGCCCTAGTTGAAGAAGCAGAATTTCCAGTGATACGGAATTTTTTAGACTGATGCTGTGCTCCAGAAACATTGATATCCCGCCAAGTACCTTCTAAGCCGTAGACACTATCTCGTACAGCGCCTTGATCAAACGTGCTATTGTAAATATTAAATTGTTCTGCAAAGTTAGCTACTAAATTAGCTTTTGCTCTTTCATCAGTGTAATATAGATTAGTGCCTTCTCCTAAATTAGAAGTAGACATAATCACAGTACTACTGCCATACCAACCTATATCATTAGTATCACTATTGAATCTTAAGAATCCTGTAGTGTTATCAAACTGTTCTAGATTAAGCGTTGAAGTAGGCTTTGTTGTTGCGGCGTCACCAGTAGCACCTATGTTTGATAGAAGTGTAGGTTTGCCTGTTATGTTGGCATACGATAGAAAGTGAGATCCTGGGTAATACTCTCCTGCTACATTTAGTCTGGTAGCATATAGACCGTTTACACCACTACTTGATGGATCATGAGCGTTTAAACTCGCTATTAATGTAGCATAGTTAAAAGTAGACTCATCAATCATTGCCACTTTCAGGCTTTCGAACGTAATCCTTTTAGACTCAGTTGCGGAAGTATCCGTCAGGGCAAACAGATCACCGTTTGCCGGAGTCGTAATCGGACTTAGTTCGCTAAATTTTTTAGTCATCTGTTGCTGCCTTTAAAAAATATGTATTGTTATCTGTCTTTATTTATATGATCGATTAGTAGCTATAGTGATTCCCACACAATAACAAAATCGTCAACTTTAACATTAAGATCAGGGTCACCGTAAGATGCAGTTGCGATTGTCTGATAATGATTAAAGGTTAGAGATATTATAAAAGTTCCAGTTTTATTAGTGTTTGCTGAAAATGTGCCAGAGGAATTTATAGTTCGAGGATTGGCAGTGGAAAGGTTTTGTCCATCAGCGCCTGTTAATACGAAACTAGAGTCGCTCGCAAAGCCTACGCCAGTACCGTCTGAATGAGCTATCTTGATTCCTACATTTTTAATGTCAACTCTTCGACCGCCAGGATCGGCATCACCAGCACATCGATACGTGATTATTGGCCACTTGAATTTAGTTCCCGAAAGATATACAGCTGGATCAACATAAACAGTCTTCATTGGAACTACGGCGGTTCTCCATGTGCCTGCATTACTCGTACTTGTTGCTGAGAAATTGCCACTTCTCGTCTGCTGACCATCAAGTGATATCGTTGTCGGATAAGAATTATGGATATAGTTGTATCTCGTACCTATAGTACCATAATTTGTTGAGTCGTGTCCTGTTACAACAGTATTTTCGCTTACAAACCTTGTTGTTCCATATAGATTTGAAAAGCTAATAGCATTCCTAGGTCTTCCATTAGCATCAGGATTCGCCTCAGGTACGGTAGAGTTTATAGGAGTCAGTGCATCTTCGTTACCAGCCGCTATAACTCGCCTCTTAATATAATATCTGTCGAAAAGAACATTAAACTGTGCTGTTTTATCATCAGGTATTGCCTGCCAATATGTATCCTCAATTTGCTCTTGGCCACCTTCGCCACCAACGACAATTGATATCTCTATGGCTGTCGTAAAGAGTATAGGAACTGCGCTTGCATCTGCGCCGTTTGTGTACATGAAGTTGTTATATTCGTATTCTTCACCTATAGTTCCATTAGCTATTTTGAAACTGTATCCGTAATAATCATTAGCATTCTGTGTACTGTAATTATAAGCAAAGAGAAGATCGCCTTCGTTCCAACCAGCGGCTATTCCTGTAGAACTGGCGGCACCGGCGGCAGTTACCCTTCTAACATAATCTAAACTAGAAGGAGCTTCATTGACAACATCACCAGGTCCATTCAGGAAAGACTGGGTGCTTGGTTTATACTCTTTTAATCTATCAGCTCCGTAAGTGTAGGTTGATCCTACAGGAACTGGCTTTCTAGGTATCACTCCTGAACCAAGATAATATTCGCTTAATTTTGCACTTGTTGCGGCGGTGTCACCTCCAGTACCACTTTCAGATGGAAATTCTACTCTTAAGCTTTGAGTTCCGTCTGCCTCTGGATCTGTACCTATTGCCGCAATTCCAAAACTGAGAGCAGGCTTAGGAGTGTTCGGTAGATTATCTGGATCTGCGGACGTGATAGCCATCTACTTTTCCTTCTTAAGTTCTTCTATCTCTGCCTTCAATTCTTTAATAGATTCGATTAGCAGACCTACAATGTTACCATGACGAACTGCTTTGCTTTGTGTGCCATCAGGCATCTCTGTTTCATAAACAACTTCAGGTAAAACTTCCTCTAACTCTTGTGCGATAACACCAGTCATAGGAGTATCATCACCTAGATAATTAAATGTGTATCCAGAAATTTGTGATACTTTGTCTAGAGCATTCTCAATCTTAACTATGTTCTCTTTACGGTTTCGATCAGATACGGTACCGAATGCTGTGATGTCGCCTACTGTTACAATGTTACCGTTAGTACTTGAAAACTGAATTTTTCCAGTAGATCCACTGTTGATGATAAGATTTTTGTCAGCCAGATCAATTTTTATTCCTGCTGTTGGCGTACTGGCGTTACTACCATCAACCATCTGAATAAACAACTCACGGCTAGCATTGTATTGTATTGATGCGTATCCATCCGTGTCGCTTGCTGTTTTTCCAAAAAACAAATATTGACTCGATGGGATTGTAACATCACCAGTAAAGACTGCGCCATCTAGAGCCGCTTTAGCGTTTAATAGAGTGTCTAAGCCTGTGACGTTGGCATTTGGAACAGTGACTTCATCGCCATCTACAGCCAATACAACATTAGAAACATCAGCCGAGCCATCAATAGAGAAGTTACCCGTGACAGCACCAGTAGCAAAAGTTACTGTGCGAGAGGCTTCCCAAACCGTTGCTGTTGCGGCATTACCTGTAGTAGCTAGACCAATCGTTCCTGTTGCTGGAAGTAAATCTAAGTCAAGCTTAATGTTTGCACCAGTAATCTCCCCGGCAGTATTCCCACTGGGACTGGTCACTCTCAGGTACTTTGTGCCTTTCTTAATATCAATACTGGAATGATCAGCAGATGTTTCTATAGACCAAGTTGTGCTATTAGCAGACTGAAATTCAATGCTTGTTGCTAAGCCAACAGTTTGATCAAGTATTAAATTTCCCTCAACTCCTAAGTTGGCATTTACCGAAATGGTATTTGTTCCACTACCAGAAGTTTCTTGCAGAGTGTCAACAAACAGTGTTCCCGTAGAGGTAATATTACCATCGATAACAATGTTTCCTGAATTAGTTTCGCTATCACCAATCGTAACAACATCACTAAGAACGGCTATAATATCATTCGTTCTGGTTTTCCAGACACCGAAGGTGTTTTGATTAGTTATTCCAGTTAGATTTCTACTCATTTGTTATCTCTTTGCATGTTTGTTGTAGTGACTGTACTACCTCTTCTAAAGTATTTAGTCGAGCCTCTAGTGACTGAATCGTCCTAGTCTGTTCAATTCTTGCCTTAGCTGATCTAAAAGCAGATATATCAGTGTTGACAACGCCGGCTTCTTTTCTTATGTATCCTTCAACTATCATGTCAGTGCAATCGCTCTGTAATCAAAAATATGAGGGAAGATATTTTCCGCTGGCGATACATTGATATCGTTTGTAGTGCCTGCATCATTACTATTATTGATTTCATTACTAGTAGCGTGTCGCATCTCAAATCTCAACTGGAATGTACTAAACTCATTAGTCTCAGAAGATAGATCATATTGAAACTCTCTATAGTCTAGAGTATTCGATTGATTAGAATACATATCCTCACTTGAGTTGACCAGTTTGATCCAGTCACTCTTGACTTCAACGTCTGTGGGATAAACAAATCTAGCATACACATCGACATATGTTCCTGCTGGTCTGTATGCACTTAAGTACACTCGCATTCCAGTTGCATCTAGTTGCTCTTGAAGAACTACTTCTCTGGTTACCCAACTTGAAGTTGCTGAACTATTATCAGATATGTTATATTTGTAAACATTAAGAATAGAAAGATCAGCATCTACTATTGGAGTTGCAGATTGGAATCCGTTGTTCGTCATACCAACTCTAATCTTAAAGTCGTTTTCTATACTCAAATCTCCATTAACAATATTAGACGTACTGTTAATTTTTCTCAAAGCATTTGTGTTATACACATTCCCGTTTGATGGAATAACTTTATCAACCGTTGCTCCATTATAAAGAGTCAAGTCAGTAGAAGTTCTAAGTCCATTGCTGGTAAAGATTTGTGGTTGGAAGTATGAGATTGGCTCATCGTCTACTGTTGAAATAGTAGTTGTTGCTCCAGTTCTATATCCTGTCAACACTTCACCTGCGGCAAAGAAGTTATTTGACTTAGCAGAACTCTTTCTTAAGAATACCTTATCACTCTTTCTCTTATTGAAGTAAGATACTCTGCCCGCTACCGCAACAGATGCGACTGCGGCATTTGTTGTAGATGATGTGTAAGGAGTACGTAATGTAATAGTTTCGGATGATGCATCTGCGGCAGTGATCTCAGATAAGAACTTGATACCGTCGTCTTCAATAAGAACGTAATCGCCTACACCGAATACACTTCCTCCAGTAATTGTCAAAGTTCTGTTGTTAATACCACACGCATAGCTAGTGGGCTTTTTAACATAAGCAAGTTCGTCAACTCTAAACTGTGATGTTGTATCGGTTACAGTAAAGAACTCTACATCATTAGGAGACAGTTCAACGAATCCAGGTGTTGCCTGATGCTGATATCTTTTAAGAACGAATTTGATATCTTCATCCTGATAAGATTTCCAAGCACTATCATTAGTAGACGTAAACAGAACTCCATCGCCCCAATCGTTAGTGATTGATGTACCTGTCGCTAGGTCAGTCCCGCCGACTTTTGAGGTGAAGAGTAAGAAGTCTGGTGAGTTAGCATCTGGAATAACAACGAAACAGTATTCCTTGTTGACGTTAAGCTTTACAGGATTCTTAAACTCAAATGTAGTTGCCGCAGTTCCGTCATTCGAAATTGTAATTTGAGTTGGACGCAAATGCTTTCTACCGAAAGGTAAAGTCGCTTGAGAAGGATATCCGTTTACAACTTCTCTCAATTCGAGTGTTGCGCCCACGGAGCTAGACTTAGACTTGAAGTAAACATCTACGCTACTGATCATAGACATGCTTGCACCATTTGCTTGAGCAGGTCTGACGATAAACGTTTGAGCAATAGGATCAGTTCTCCACTGTCTAGTAAAGGATCTAGTCGTTACGTTTCTTTCAGTATCAAATGTTGGGGTACGAGTTGTCTGAGTTAAATCTGACTTACTGACCTCAAAGTTATATGCTCTGTAAACAGCTTTAGTGTAAGATGTTTTACCGCTGTCGAGACTGACGTATTGATCAACGTCAGCTATTTCGATGGAACGTTCACCTACAAAGAAAGTCGCTTCAGGTATTACGAATACTGCGGCAAGGGTTCCTTCACTATCTGTACGTACTGAACTTCCTAATGTGCCCTTAGCTTCGACTTCACTTACATTATATTCTGACGCTGATCCTACTACTGTGGGATTAACTTCGCCAGGATAAACGTGGGTGTTAATTGCAGTGCCGTCTAAGAAAAAGTAGTGTCTAGCGTTTGGTCTGAGACCAGTTACTAGAATCTTAACTTCTCTAGATTGAATGTAAGGAGACATCGTAACATCAGTGACAAAGTTTCCTACACTACTTGTAGTCGATTCACTATCAGCTACTAGACTTGTGGTTGTAGTAGTGGTAGTTCCAGTTTCTGTATTAAGTATTCCATTATCTCTTACACGTGTGATTCCATTGCTAATAGTACTCACTTGCTCTCTTGTGAGTGGAATAAATTCTTGCAGATTGTCGATCAGTTCCAATATAGGAGTTGCGAAATCAATTTCTAAATTAATTGCTGGGTTCTGAATGATATCGTATCCAGCATCGAATGGTGGATCGATAGAGGATTTGCCTATGTAGTTGTAGAAGTTAGATACACAATTTCTAAAGTTAGTCGCAAATGGTTGCTGAATTACAGTAACACGTGTTCCCGTGTCAGCAAGAGTTACCACATCTTGATAGATATTTGCACCGGTGCTTGTCTCAACTTTAAGATCAATCGGGAACTGAGTTACTGCAGGAGTTGCAACTGTTCGTGACTTATCAATAGCGGCTCCAAATTCAGGATCTTTAAGATCGCCTACAGCGAGAGTTTTAAAGCTATCGACTAAAATGCCATTTTTGAATCTATTAGCGCCGGTTGAGTCTGGAATAAATAAACTCTTGGTTTGAGTCTCAAGTAGACTGAGTGATACTAGATCAGTAAGTCTATCAATCTTTTGCTCAATACCTTGAATCTCTTTCATAGTGTAATTCTTATTCGACACATCAATAGTTCGAATAGGATCGTTACCACTAATTTTAGTTTGATTGCCTGGAACATACACATTGCTTAAGGCATAGAGTCCAGGAATAGATGGAATACTTGGGTTCTCTGCTTCTCCGCCTTTGTATATAAACATATCTCCGAACTCATCTAACACCACGCTATCTATACGTGACATGAAATATGATTGGCTAGACTGAATAGTGTTTTCGTTAGAAGGAGAGATGCAAGGTACGATGGCAGAAGATAATGCAGTTACCGTTGATGCGCCAGAAGTACCGAGTGCATATGCCGCTAAAGGTTGCTTATATGGTCTGAAGTCAAAGCAGTTAGATAAATTGTAATTCACTCCATTCTTACCTAAAAAGTTTCCGACTAAGTTCTTATTAGGCAAAGTACTGTAGCTATCTACTGTTAAGTAGCCACTTCCTAATGTAGACTGTCTACGTAAAACTTTAACTTTAACTCTGATTGAAGCATTGTCTGCTATAGTCTCTCCTGCTTTAAGGGTAAGGAAAGAGTGATCATAGAAATGGTCTTTTTGATTGTTAACTAGTTTGAACTTAGATGTTATGTCAACTGTAGGAGCAGTAGTGTCAACTACTTCAAGAAGTTTAATTGCATTGGGAACACCAAGTGATGCCATATTAGAAACACCAAATGCTCCATTACCGTCAAGATCGTAAGATGTGTTGACGTATATATCCAGCTCTTGTAGTCCATCTTCTTGAGTGGCAGTGATGATTGCATCAAAGTAAATATAGTCATAACCTACACCATTAGTAGAGATACTGACTTGAAGATCGTTAGTGTTAACATATGATGCAGAACAACTTAAAACATTGTTGGCAGTATCAACTGCTATCACACTACTATTAGGAAGTGGCTTGAAGTCGGTGGTAGCGGCAATAGTAATATTAGCAGGCTGACCATCAATCTTCTGTCTAATTCTTTGAGTGAAGGCTACGTTAGATATCGAATTCATACTACCTTTACCAGCATCGAATATCTTACCGCCACTGTTCACGCCATATAGCGTTCCACTATTAGTGACATCAGTGTTTCCTATTTTAGTAATAGCAGTGTTTTCTTTAGTAGCTATCTTTCGTATGTTGTATACGTAGAGTTTACCTGGAGTAACATTCGACACTGAACATGTGCCTATAATAGTACTGCCGTTAAAAAGGTTTACAACGCTTCCGTCAAGATCGAAATCATCTAAGTCCTCTCCGGCTGAGGAGTTGAATGTGAAGTATTGTCCGTACTGTACACCAGTGTATTGATTATCCTTAGCTTGCGTAACAGTAGTAGGATCAATTAAAAGTTTTCTTGCAGATACATTAGTAGTCTCACGACCAAACACATATGCTTTACCAGGAGCTACGACTGCATAAGAGTTTGCTCCGTCTTGCTCAAGTGTTACTTTAAGACCGTTCGTTACATAGTTGCCTGACTCATCAAATGTTCTACGTGCGAGTTCGTCACCTACTACATTAAACTCTGTTCTGTCACGAATACGTACCGCTTCACCGTCAACGTATCGAACAAGCGCAAAGAACTCTTCTGGTTCTGTTACTGTTGGAAACGCTACTAGCTGTGGTACAAGTTGTAATCTGTCAGCGCCTGGTGCGTTTTCGTTATTAAAGCCTGCGGCGTTATCTAACAGAGTAGTATCTTGATTAGAATTGATTAAGTTTTCTGCTACAGAGAAACCAACAGATGTTGCGCCTGGAATGTTAGAGTACTTAGATACAATGACGAATTGGTTATCGACAAAGATAAAGTGACCTTTCTGATATACAACACCTTCTTCACATGAAACACCGAAAGACTTACCGGCATGGGCGGAGACGGTAGCTACGGTCACAGATTGTACAACTGCTCCAGATGAATCTTTAATAGCGAGAACTTCACCTTGTGTGAATTCTTTTACATCAGTTGAGCTGGCACCCGGTACTGTCGTATCATCGAAACTTATGTAGTTGATGTAGAATGTTTTGAGATCAGGATCTTGAGTCTGGAAACCATTCTCACCAAAGATGATCTCAGCGACAAGACCAGTTGCTTGACCAGTTACTGTGTATGTAACTGCGTCTGTTTGACTATAGACTGCTGGGTCTGTAAAGCCGGTGGTGTCATTCAACTTTACATAGGAAATATCTGGACGTGAAGTGATGTTGATACCACTAATGATAGTACCTTCTTTGTAAACATTAGAGCCGAACCGCTCTACCTGCTTTTGAAGAATGCTTTGAAGTTGTGTTAACTCACGTGCTTGTACGGCTTTTGCGGGCTTAAACAGAATGCGGTTAAACTGTTTAGCTTCACTGAAATCGTCATAGTACGGATCAACATTTAAGTCTGTATTAATGCCCATGTATTATACTCTTTTCCTAGAAATCGAAAATAAATTTAATTTTTTCTTTACGTGCGGCTTGTCTCTGAATGGGATCGAAGTCTACAAAGTGTAAAACTTCTCCACTGTAAGGAGAGTACTTGCCGTAAGTAACGTCTGTATTATTTATACTGATTGATTCACCCTCCGTAGCGGAAGTAGTTAAATCTGTGCTTATGTAAATCAAACCAGTTTCAAAAGTGCTTTGAAAGTTTCCATAATAATCTACAAGATAAATTGTAGTATTACTTCCGTCATAGACACTCTCATGTATTTTACCAGTAACAACCTCTGTAGTATTACTATCCAACACTTTAACCTGTCTCACGTATCTTCCTGCTACTGTTGTAGCCGTAACGTTTTCACCATTAATCACGATAGACGTTCTGTTATCAATTTGTGTGGGGAATATTCCGTCAGTGAAGATAGGGTTCTTAATAAGTCCAACCTTAGTGTAAGTATTGGAATTAGGTATAGCTACATCTTCTCCAGAGAAGTTCGTATTAATTGCCAGTCTACTCATCCCTAACTCGTTGATCATGTCAGAGCCATGACCACCTTTGGGAGAGATAACGCATCTAAGATCGGCTGCCTCTGTAGAAGTGTATAGTCCAGTCAAAGCAGATGGTAGAATAAGTTCTGCCGAAGCGTATTTGTATTCACTGCCTTTAGTGAAAAATGAAATGCTGTCTAATGTGCCGAACTTGTCTATGTTGCCATACGCAATCGCAGGAGTGCCAGTAGAAGTACTTCTTGAGATTTTAATTTTTGGCACGATGGAAAGTTCTGTTGCATCCCAAAAATTAGTATCGTTTGCAAAGCTAGATTCAATACCGTCAATCGTAATACTCATGTCTAGACTGCTAGTTGAAGTAGTTGATGCAATCACGTTGTATAGAAATACTGTACCTTGATTGATAGATTTTGCTACGGCTGCACCATTCTCTACAACATTGTAATTATAGGTTGTGTTGAACTTAGCCCGCAAGTACATATTCTTATAAAAGTTTGCGCCATCTTTAAGTAACCATCCAGACTTTATAGCATTACCTGATGCTGTCGCAGCCTTCACTACAACATTTGAAGTGTTACCTGAAGCAGATACGCTAGATGTGAACTCTACTTGACTCGCATCTTGATTGGTATCACATGGTCCGAATCTATAGTCCGAAAATAAGTTTGTCCTAGTATCTTCAATAATAATCTGAGAAATATTTTCTTTAGCGGCTGCAATTACAGATGGGTCTCCATACGATGGATAGGGAAGAGGTAAACTGTCAGAGGTACCGAAGACGAGTTCATCTCCCTGTGGTACTGTGAAAAGATACTTCCATACATATCCATCTGAAGCGAATATCTGTTCGTATGTTGTTGGATCGATATCAGTTTTATTTGGAGCTATCTTCGAAGGTCTTCCGTTAGGAAAGGTTATGTTCTTACCATTCTCGATACATTTGTATACTTCATAATCTCCACTCGAACTTGCTATTGTTACTGTGTTATTCAGTAAAGAGATATCTTGTGTATCATCGAAGTCATCGTATACGGTGTTGATTGCCCAAGTATTCTTGTGAAACATATAACGAATATTTTCATCTGTTACTTTGTTGCCGAAGATAACTCTACGTTGAAACTCACGCTTCTCGAATTGTGTATTTGAAATACTATTTGTCTTATCAACACTAGAGCCTACAATATAATAAGAAGCAACAGGCAGGTTAGCTGATAGTTGTCCTTCTACAATATCTTGTATATCGCTTTTCTGTTGAACAGTTAAAGAAACGCCAGAAGTATTAGCAACATACGTATCCAAACCAGTCAAGAAGTTTGCCTCAATAGTCTCATTCTGACTAGTAAAAGTAGAGAACATCTCTTTAGTTGTTTCTACTCTAAAATTTTCTGTAATGATCTTAGCCATTATATTACCCTATGTTCCTATCGATGTTGTTATAGCACCGGATGCTGTCGTGTCAAGTTCAATCACTTGTGATACCAATGATTCTGATGCAGTATATCCTGGACGTACTGTAGTGTCTGGAATTGAATCATTACTATCGTTATTAAACTCTGTCATCATAGTTTCCGATCCCTCTGTTACGTAAGATTCAGTGCTTAGATTCCAAACTTGAAACTCAACATCAAGCGTACTGTTTAAATTGTTATTACTATTTATGAGAGGGGAACTGAAGACTTTTGTGCCTGCAACTCCGACAGTATCTTTAATTAGCTGAGTATACTTTTCAGGATCAACAATAGTGGATATGTCGTAAGAGTACTCTTGGTAGTAATCATTGTCTGGCAACTTCTTAGTAACGTCACTCAAGAAGGATGTACTAGATGACCACTTTCCTTTTGTCTTACCAATACCTGTAGCGTCTACTTTTCCTGTTGCAACTATTTGACCAATGCTGTTCTTAACATCAACAGTCTCGCCATTAGCATATCTATATCCCGTGCTATCGACAGTAACAGTCTTAATCTGACCAGGCTCATAAGATGCTATGCCACTAAAGTTAGCATTTCTTCCTATAGGTAAAGAGTTGACATCATCTCGAACATTTGATAATGTATAGACTCCATTCTTAATTGTAATAGTAGAAGCTTCATCGAAGTCGTAGAAAGATAACTTCTTAACATAGAAGTCATTGCCATCTCGTCTAATAAATCTACCCTTTGCAGAGTAAGAAACTAAATTATTAGTTGCAAGAGTTGGGTCTTCAATCTGAACTGTCTGAGTTATAATATCACCAACCTCTATTAAGAAGCTAGGGCTATCGAATGTGAGAATAGTATCTCTCTTATCAAATCTAGAGACATCAACATATTCAACTTCTGTGAATACATCGTTCTCGTAGTCAGTGCCTGTACTGTTTGTAATAAATCCGTCTATGGATCCAATAGTAATTTGCTTAGATTCAAACGCATCTGAAATTGTAGTATTCAAGGTCTCAGCATTAAAGCCTTGAGATATAAGTGTACCACTCATACCATAGTTAGTCGCAACAACGTCAACTACAGTACCTGAACCACCAGCCTGTGGACCAGAAGCAACGAATCTCGTACCGATTGCTTGCGAGGACGCATCAGAATATGTAGTGCCGTCAGTAGTCTCGATCTCGTAGATGCCTGGATTAACCATAGAACTTGCATTAATGATAACAGCAAGACGCTTATCAGCAAAGTCTCCAATGAAGTCAGTAATGACGTTCACTGTTTCAGTATTGTTTAAACTAGATACTGTGAAATTAGCTGTAGCATTGTATGCACTTATAGTAGTAAGAGGAACAGAATTGTTTGATCCTACAGTAAGACTTACACTCTCACCTTGTGCCATTGAGTTGAATGAGTGTCCAAATCCAGCGGCATAGATAGCAGGCAATAATCGATCTTCAATCCAGTTAGTCTGTGCAGTCGTTATACTATTGCCACTTCTATAAGCTTCAAAGATGTCGGCATCATCTTCGTTGACGTATCTTCTTGTAGATAAGTTGAAACCAGAATTAGATATGTCACCTAGTCTATAGTTAGTAGATAACCCTTCTGTGTCTCTATTAAAGATGGCAAGCATCTTAGGGTCTACTGTCGAGGCGCCATCCCCTGCAAGAGTAATTTGACTGCCCACATATGTAAGAAACTCAGCCTTCGTTTGACTCTCTGTTTTGAAATACAAGAGAGGATGATTATAAGCCACAACACTTCCGCCGCCAGTCACTACAGTACCTGCTGAAGCAGTAACAGAATCAGCTAGAATGGGATCGCCTAATTTGATTGATGATACTGCTGAACTGCCACCGACAATTACAACCTGATTAGATATCCTAGTCTCGTTCAACGCTAACGCCGCCGCCTGTTCTGCATCTGTAGCGCCCGCAGGAGCAACAGAGTATCCGAAGCCGCCATCCAACAAGTCAAAGTCTATCTTGCCAGTAGTCGTAAGATTAATACTCTCGACTGTACCTGTAGCACTTGTACCCGATGATCTAGATTCGAAATTGAGCTTGTCGCCCACATTCTGACCAGCTAGTCTATTATTAGGATTAATAGTAACATCAGTCAGTGAGCCAGCGAGAAGTCTACCTCTATTCACTGTAGTGCCGTCAGGCTTTCGCACAGTGATACTGTCATTCGATGAGAACGTTCCTGCTAGATTAGAGAGATATGCAATAGGAGTTAATGAGCCTGAGAAGTTTACAAAGATGATATTATCTACGAATGCATTAGCACCTGATATGTCGCCCGATACTTTGTCACCACGCTCTACAGGATAGTCACTAATACTAGCAACACCCGTTAGTTCGAGATAAACAGCCCCACCCCATATAGAGTCAGAAGGCTTGAGTATAGCAGTAGAAGGATAAAAGACTTCAATGTCTTCATC